CTCGTCCTGCTGACAATCGGAAAGACGAAGGCCACAAGAAGGCCAAAAATTCTAGGAGTGTCCGCGCTGTCGGGTAGCAGTCTGCAATCAAATGTCATTAGGTAAAAGGAGACAGAGATGTCTATTGAAGTAACCACGGCATTTGTCCAGCAATATTCTGCAAACGTGCAGATGTTATCACAGCAAAAAGGTTCCCTTTTGCGTGATGCTGTGCGTGTAGAAAGCATGACTGGCAAAAATGCCTTCTTTGACCAAGTGGGTAAAGCGACAGCACAAAAGCGTACAACGCGCCATGCTGACACTCCCCAGATTGATACACCCCACGCAAGACGTAGGGTGACACTTGTGGACTATGAATATGCTGATCTTATTGATGAGCAAGATAAAGTCCGTATGCTTATTGATCCAACCTCTGCCTATGCTCAAGCAGCCGCTTTTGCATTGGGTCGTGCGATGGATGATGAGATCATCTCAGCAGCTTTGGGTACAGCGTTTACTGGTGAGACAGGCAGCACATCTACTGCGCTTCCTGCTGGTCAGCAAATTGCAAACGGTGGTACAGATCTGACTGTTGCAAAACTAAGGACTGCTAAAAAGACCTTAGACCTTGCGTCAGTTGATCCGTCAATCCCACGCTACATAGCTGTAGGCCCAGATCAGATTGAAGCATTGTTAGGTGATACAAACGTCACCAGCAGCGACTTCAACACGGTCAAAGCTTTAGTACAAGGTGAGGTAAACCAGTTCATGGGCTTCACCTTTATCGTGTCAAATCGTTTGTCAAAAACTGGCAACATCCGTTCATGTTTCGCATGGGCAGAGGATGGTCTTGCTCTGGCGATTGGTAAAGATGTGATGGCAAGAATAGATGAGCGTTCCGACAAAGGTTACGCAACGCAAGTCTACTATTGCATGAGCATTGGTTCCACTCGCATGGAAGAAGAAAAAGTTGTCCAGATTGACTGTGACGAATCAGCGTAAGGAGTGGTAAATTATGACTACGAAAAATTCAGATCTTGTAGCTAATTTTGAAGCCTCTCCACAGATTGCCAACGACAGCCAAGAGTTACACGGTGTTCTGCGTGTTGCTCAAGGCACGGTTGCGTTAGCTGCTGGTGACAGCACCGACAATGATATTGTCATGCTGGCTCCAATCCCAAGTAATGCTTCTATCACAGCCATACAGGTTGCGGCAGATGCGCTTGGCGGTAGCTGCACATTCAATGTTGGCATCTATCAGACAGACGGAACTGTTGTAGACGAAGACTTCTTTGCAACGTCAGTTGCAGACGGAACTACAGCGGTTGCGGATCTGAGGACAGAGGCAGCAGACATCAACACGATTGGTGCGAAACTGTACACAAATGCAGGAGCGTCAACTGATCCAGGTGGGTATTACTACATAGCCGCAACATTCAATGCCACTGGTGGCACTGGCGGTGATATGTCGTTCATTATTCACTACGTTGTGAACTAAACAGTAAGAGAGGGCAGCGCAAGCTGCCTTCTCCCATTTAGGAGTTTGCTATGGCATCAGTTGTTGACTTGTGCAACAGAGCTTTGGATTTGTTGGGTGCTGCCAACATTACATCTCTTACAGAAAACTCAAAAGAAGCCAGACTATGTAACGGCAACTTTGATGATGTAAGAGATGCTGTTTTACGCTCACATCCTTGGAATATAGCAATCACCAGAAGAGAGTTGGCAAAAGATTCAGATACACCAGCTTTCGGCTTTTCATTTCAATATTCCTTGCCTACAGATCCTTTCTGTTTGCGTGTGCTGTCCTTTTGGAATAGCAATGTAAACAACGATGTTGCAGCGTATGACAGCAACGTGATGTTCAAGATAGAAGGCCGTAAGGTTTTATCTAACGAAGGCACTTGTAATATCATTTACATTGGTCGCGTAACAGACACAGAACAGTATGACAGCCTTCTAAATAAAGCCATATCAGCAAGGTTGGCAGCAGAGATAGCATACAACATCACAGGTAGTAACAGCGTGTCTCAAGGCATGATAGCAATCTATGAAGACCGCTTGAAAGAGGCAAAGGGTGTTGACAGTATGGAAGGCTTCCCAGAGCAGCCACAAGCAGATGACTTTACGAACATCAGGTTGTAAGCATGGCAAGAGTTTCTACCATCATCACCAACTTTCGGGCTGGGGAGATATCGCCTAAACTTGAAGGCAGGATAGACCTTCAAAAATATAATGAGGCAGCACAAACAGTAAATAATATGATGGGCTTCCCTTCTGGTGGTGTGACTAGAAGGCCAGGTTCTTTCTTTGCTGGACGTTCAAAAGATGGTGGCAAGGTAAGGCTTATCAACTTTGAGTTCAGCGATGAGCAAGCTTATGTGCTTGAGTTTGGCGCAACCTACATAAGATTCTACAAAGATGGTGGCATACTTACAGAAGCAACCACCAACATAACTGCAATCACAAAAGCAAACCCAGCAGTGGTTACTGCAAACTCACATGGCTTGAGTGATGGTGACAGGGTGTTCATCAAGTCTGTTGCTGGCATGACAGAGGTAAACAACCTTGAGTTTACTGTAGCAAACAAAACAGCAAACACTTTTGAGTTATCAGGAATAAACAGCAGTGCGTTTACGACATATACAAGTGGTGGCACAGTTGGCAAGATAGTTGAGGTAACAACCACTTACAGCGTCACAGATATATTTGAAATAACTCATGCTCAATCAGCAGACGTTTTGTTTCTTGCACACAAAAGTCATGAGCCAGCAAAGCTGACAAGAACAACAGCAACAAGTTTTACACTTGCTGACATAGATTTTACAGATGGCCCATACCTTGATGAAAACATAACTGACACAACTTTGTTTTCTTCTGCAAACACTGGCAGTGTAACTATCACAGCATCAGCAGATTTGTTTTCTGCGGCAGATGTAGGAAGACTTATACGCTTCAGAGAGGTCATCGAGGTAGAGCATGACGCGTGGGCAGCAAGCACAAGTTATGCACAAAATGACTTAGTGCGTCAGGGTGATAATGTTTACAAGAAAACCAACTCTGGGTCACAATCTAGCGGCACTAGTCCACCTGTACATTTATCTGGTTCAGAAACTTATGGGTCTATCACATGGGAGTTTCAGCACAGTGGATCAGGGTTTGTAAAAATCACTGGATTTACAAGCGCAACTGTTGTTACTGCATTGTTTAAGAACGAAGATGGTGTGTTGCCAGCTAGTGTGGTAGGCAGCAGCAATACAACAACAAAATTTTCATTAGGTGCTTTTGGTGGAGATCAAGGGTTTCCAAAGGCAGTTGGTTTTTATGAGCAACGTTTATACTTTGCTGGCACTACAGGACAGCCACAGACAATATTTGGATCAGTAAGTGCTGACTTTGAAAACCATACCCCAGGCACATTAGATGATTCGGCAGTAAACTTTACGATTGCATCTGACAAAGTAAACGTCATAAGGCATTTATTGCCAGCAAGATTTCTACAGATACTTACCACTAGTTCAGAGTTTACCTTGTCCGGTGGCACAGGCTCAACTCCTGTTTCACCTACAAATGTCAATGTGTTGCGAGAAACAACATTTGGTTGTTCTGAGGTGCGTCCTGTAAGGGCTGGCAACAGCACAATACTTATTCAAAAAGGTCAGGAGAAAGTAAAAGAGATTACCTTCAATCTTGATACAGATGGATTGCTTGGCATTGATCTAACGATTCTTGCAGAACACATTACAAAAGGTGGCTTGACTGACATGGTGTGGCAGCAAGAACCAGAGCTTATACTTTGGTTTGTTCACACAGATGGACGTTTAATTGGCCTTACATACGACAGAGCTAACAATGCTGTGGGTTGGCATGACCACACTATAGGCGGCACAAGCGCACACGCAACGGTTACAGTAAGTGATTTTGCTAATATAGCCGTAGGCACAACACTTACATTTACTAAGAGTGATGGTACAACTGTTACATTTACATCAGAGGCGGCTGGTAGTTCAGCACCATCCTCATCACTTGGATTTAGGCCAAACACATCAAACGATGTGACAGCAGACAATATTTTTACGGCTATCAATGCACATGCAGATTTTACAGTAGAAAACCCAGCAGCAGCAGTTGTGACAATCAAGGAAACATCTCCTACGGCTGGTGGACTTTTGTCTGTAAAAAGCTCCGACACTACTAGGCTTACAACAACAAATCAGGCAGCGGCAATCGTTGAGAGCATAAGTGCGATACCTAGCGGCTCAGAAGACCAAGTGTATATGTCTGTGAAAAGAGAAATCAATGGAAGCACTGTGAGGCACATAGAGTTTCTCAAGCCAATAGAGTTTGGAGAGGATGTTGCAGATGCTTTTTTCTTGGACAGCGGTTTGACTTATGACAGCACAGCAACAACATCAATAACAAGTCTAAATCATCTGGAAGGAGAAATAGTATCTATTCTAGCTGATGGCTCAACTCATCCAGATAAGACAGTAACAAACGGAGCGATTACATTAGATAGGTCTTCTTCAAAGGTTCATATTGGGTTTGGTTACAGATCAACAATAGAAACACTTAGGTTAGAGGCTGGTGCAGAAGACGGTGTAGCACAAGGCAAAATAAAGCGCATACATGGTGTTACAGCGAGGTTCTTCAACACGGTAGGAGCAGAGCTTGGGCCATCAGTAACAGAGTTAGATAGACTGCCTTTCAGAGACAGCAGCATGGCTATGGATGAAGCTGTACCGTTGTTCAATGGTGACAAAGAAATAAGTTTCCCATCGGGATATGATAATGATGCAAAGGTAGTCATAAGACAATCACAGCCTTTGCCAATGACAGTGTTAGCAATAATGAGAAGGTCAAATACTTTTGATGCCTAAGATAATACCATTCAAGAAAGAACATCTGTACAAGATTAATCTTCTGTTTGATATGACAAGCAGCGGCAAGGAATCTTTGGGTGCAAGTAAAGATGTGATTGGTTATACCGGCATGGATGGTGATGTAGTGTTGGCTACAGGTGGCGTACATCCAATGTGGGAAGGCGTGGGGGAAGCATGGTTGTTAGTAGGAAAAGAGGGCTACAACAAGCCTAAAACTGTTGCTAGATATACTGATATGTTGTTTCAGCACATACAGGAAGAGCATAAGTTGTATAGGATACAAGCAAGCGTGTCTGTGCTAGACCTTACAGCAAATAGATATGCACAGTGGCTTGGATTCCAAAAAGAGGGTATTATGAAAAAGTATGGGCCAGATGGCACAGATTATGTTCGTTATGCGAGGTTGATGTAATGGCTGATGCAGTAGCAGCAGGAGCATCTGTAGTATCAGGAATAATGGGCTTCAAGGGCAATATGGCTGCGGCTAAAAATGCCGAAGCTGTTGCCGAATACAATGCTCAAGTTGAGGAAAATGAACTTGTTTTGCTGCAAAGAGAAAAGGCTAATCAAGAGGCAAGATTACGACAACAATCGGATAGACTTGCTGGAACGCAAAGAGTTGCTACTGCAAAATCAGGTATTCAAATGTCTGGAAGTGCATTGCAAGCATTAGCAGATACTTATTTTAATACAGAAATAGATGCTCTGAGAATTCAATATTCATCCGACATCGATCAGACAAGAACTGAAGCCTCTGCTGCGCTGACAAGGGCAGAGGGTAGAGCAAGGGGTTCAGCTTTTAGAACAAAAGCTTATCAATCTCTTTTAGAAGGTGGCAGTCAAGCTTATTCAGCAGGAGGGTTTGGTCAGTAATTATGCCTAGAATACCTTTATATAATCAAGGCCAAGGGTCAGCAACAAGACTTGCAACAGGTCAACTCTCAAGACGAGCAGATACAGGTGCTTTTGCAGCACCTGGTCAAGCTTCTGCGTCATTTGCACGATCTGCTGGAAAGGTTGTAACAGATTTTGCTTTGGCTGAAAGAAACAGGAAAGACAAAATTTTACTTGAGGATGTTCAAAACAAAGCAATAGAATATGCAAAAATTAAGGCAAAAGAAGATGAGGGAATTGTTGATGATACAACTACATCTAAAAGTAATTTTGCAAGTTATAAAAGCAATTTTTTACAAGACAATGTAGAAAATCCAACTCTCAAATATAACACAAGACAAAAAAAATTTTTAACAAGGGCTGTTAATAACATTTTTGCAAATGTCTCTTTAGGCGCACAAATGACTGCATTTGATTTAGGGACTTCTAATGCAACAAAGGCCGATAACAAATCATTAGAAAATAATTTAGAATTACTTGCAACAAGTAGCCCAGATTTACCTGCCTATCAAAAGGCTTTCAAAGATAGCACTGAGATAATAAATTTAGCTACTTCTGAAGGCAGAACTCTAAAAATACCTGATGAAGAAACATTACAAAAACAAATCAAAGAAAAACGATTTGATAATTCAATGTTAAGCGCATCTTCTGTTGAAGAAGCCCAAAGGGCTTATAGAACTTTAAGCGAAGATGAATCTGTTTCGCTTGGAACGAAAACTCAAGCATCAAAAATTTTAAAAAACACTGTCAAAAATATTCAAGATCAAACATATAAATCAACATTAGAAATGTTTGAAGAGACTTCTTTAACGGCAGATGATTATTCTCAAATTAGTCAAATAATTAAATCTGGAGAAAATGCTATTTATGTAACAAGCTCTGGTCAGCGTATGGTTTTAAATGTAGCTGACATAGGCATAAACGATAGAATAAAATTAAGAAAAATTTCAACAGATGGCATAGCAAACTTTAATGAAGAAAGACAAAACTTTGTTGCAGAAGAAATTATTAACTTAGGGTTTGCAAAAGGTGGAGCAGAGGGAGCAGTTTCATTAGCAGAGGCAAATTACGCATCGGAGCAAGATAAAGAAAATGCTGAAAAAGGAATATTAGCTTCAACAGATTACTTTATTTCACAGGCCAGAGAACAAATTGCATTAAGTAATTTTGATGAAGCTCAAAATTATGTTCAAGCAGCGCAATCATTACTAACAACTTCTTATAGCGGAAGAGATTCTTTTATAAAAATGGCTGGAACAACAGGCCAAACATCAAGAAACTATTTAGATGATTTGTCTCGCATAAAACAAACAATTGAAGAAACAAGCATTAAAAATCAAAGAGTTGTTGATGTTGCATCCCACATAAGCAGTTTTAGTTTATCAAGTGTTCGCCATAATTATACGTCAGATGAAATTAATGCTGGACTCAATATGGTGTTATCACAGCAAACAAGTATTCCAAAAGCTCTCAATGTTTTGCAAAAAAATAGTCTTGAGTCTGAGGTCATAACTAATAGGCTCAATGGAGCTTATGATGTAGCTGATGGCCCAAGTCCAGATTTTACAGATAGAGAGATATTGCAATCTTATGAATTGTATAAGCAAATTAATTTGTTTGGCAGCAATATGATTGCTCGCCACACAAACGAAAAAACACGTTTATTTTTTAACGCAGCTATGGTTTTTGAAATGAACGCAGGAAAAGAGCCAGCCGATGCTTTAAAATTTGCAATACAAGCAAGTCAAAAAAATTATACTGCTGACGATACAAGAGAATTTAGGCGTGTGTTTTCAAGCACATTAAATGACGTTATTAACGAGTTTGAGGGTGGTTTTGCTGGTTGGTTTGGAAGACCTGTAAAAAATGAAGCTCAGGTAAGAACAGCATTGCAAGAGCTTTCTGTAAATTATATAAAATTTGGTTTAAATGCAAAAGACGCTGTAAAACTCTCTAAAGAAGACCTTTTGTCCACAAGCATGAATGTAAATGGATTTATTATGCCGAAGGACAAAACACTCAGTAAATATCCTATTGAAAAACTTTTGGAATATGCTGCCATTGATTTTGCTGAAAAAAACAAAGAAGAAGAGTTAAACATTGAAGATATAACGATTGTCCCTGTTCAAAATAGAGTTGATGAATTTCAAGTGTTTATTGGTGGCCCAATGCTTTTAGCAGCCAGTGATATGAAAAATACAACTTATACCTTAACAGAGTTAATTGAATTAGGTGTAGGGGGCAACTTTGATAGATTAAAAGAAGTTGCAGAAAATCATCGTCAAAAACGAATGAAAACAGATCAAACGCTTCAAGATTTTAATTTTGTTTCTCCGGATGATATGCTCTTGGGAAATTATCACAAACCTTTCTTAGTTAATCAAAACTCAATAACATCTAATCCAGCTTTAGAGTTAAGTGCATCAGATGTATTTGGAGATTACCCTTGAGAGATCCAGATACTTTTCAAGTTGTAAGACCATTCAGTTTGCGAGAAATTGAAGATGCAGAGCGTCAATATCAGGAAAAAATTGATGATTTTTCTCTTTTTGATGCTGTAAGCGGTGCATTTAGAGAACAAAATACATTAGCAACAGTTTTTAATAATACTGTTGGATACGAGCCAGATGAAACTTTTGAGTTAGAAAATTATTTCTCTGAACTTACGCAAGATTTACCAGAAGATCGTTGGGATATTTATGAGGAAGCAGCAAGCTTAGAACATGCTAGAAAATTAAAAGAGCGAGTTCAACAGTCAATCAAAGATAGAGAAGTTTTGAGTAGCTACGGTTGGACAGGCACTATGCTTGAGTTAGGTTCTGCTGTTGTAGATTTGCCAGCTATAGCAGCAACTATTGCAACAGAGGGTGCGCTAGGGCCGGCTATCTGGGGTGCAAAAGCAACAAGGTTAGGTCGAGCATTTAGGACTGCATCAACGGCTGGTGTAGCTTCAGCCGGTATTGAGGCTTATCTTGTGGCACAAAATCCAAACAAAGATCCGTATGACATTCTTTACGCAATGGGTGGGGGATTTTTGTTAGGTGGGGCAGTAGGTGCAACAAGATTAGGTATAAGAAAAGAAGATGTAGCTATGATTGAAGCAAGCAAAAAACTACAGCGTGACGCTCATAATGCTCAAGTTTCAGAAGTTGCATCTCAAATGAAGTCACAGGGCTTAGACCCAGAAATAGATATTCCACAAAATCCCTTTGATGATACTGGAAACTTTACCTTATCAAGAGATGCAAGTGTTCTTGCAGAGGAATATGAGGGTAAGGCTATGGCTGATTTTGGCTTTGTTAGGCTAGACAGCGCAGGAATATTAAAAAAATCAGAGTCAAATATTATTCGGATGTTTGCAGATATCGGTCTTGAAGATGCTGTTAATCCAGGGGCTTTTACAGCGGATCTTGAGGCAAGAGTAATAAAAGAAGGATCTGTTGGTAAGTTTCAAAAAAACTATCCAAAACACTTTTCAAGTTGGGCAAAGAAAAATGGCTTTGGTGCATTGCAAAGAAATTTTTTCCCAGAAAAAGCAAGACGTGCTTTTGGAGCAGAAGTATCAAGGCACATAGAATTAAGCAACTCAACAGTGAAAGAGGTTGTAGACGCAGCAACAACTTCTCGTCAAATACTTTCTAGTCTTTTAAAGCAAGCAAAAGATGCAAATGTTAAAGGTTTTGAGTATGTTCCAGAGGATTTAACATACTTTACTCACATTTGGAATGGTCATAAATTCAGAGCTATGGGTGAGGAAATAGCTCAAGAAGTTTTAACAAAAAGTATTCTATCTGCAAATAGGGGATTAGAAGAAGATTTAGCCAAAAAAATCTCTAAAGGGATGGTTAGAAAAATTATAGATCGTGAAATGGGTATAGATGTTGACCTTGCTAGAATATTTTCTACAAGTAATAAAAATGTTTTACGAGAGATGCTTTTAAATGAATTAGATGAATCTGGTTTAACAACAAAAGACATTGATAGAATTATTAACCAGCTTGATTTTGATAGAGAGGGTGTGCCAGCAAGAGCAAAAAGGCGCATGAAAGTAGATATATCTACAAAAATACAAAAGGATGGTAAGGTTTATAGTATTGAAGATTTAATGGAGCGTGACGCTGAGTTAGTTATTGGGTCATACATAAATCAAATGGCAGGAAGAATTGCTTTTGCCAAAAGGGGAATTACCTCTGATGCAGATTTTAAAGCCCTGATGAGTAACGCTTTAAAAGAGGCACGAGACAAGGGGTTGGATGTTGATAAAGTAAAAAAAGAAACAGAACTTGCTGAAATATTTTACACTTTAATAACAGGAAGACCTAGAAGAGATGTTGCCGATCCAGCAAGCACTCAAATGAGGGTGTTGAGAGCTTTTATGGATTACAACTTTATAAGATATATGGGCCAAGTTGGCCTTGCTCAGTTAGCAGAATTTGGCAACGCTGTTTCGATAGATGGGTTTTCTGGTTTTCTAAGAGCCATGCCAGATTTCAAAAAAATTATGAAAAGAGGAGCTGATGGGGAGCTTGAAGATTCAGTTCAAAGGGATCTTGAGCAGTTTTCCTCAATCGGCCTCGATGCAGTTGTGCAAAGGCATTTAGACAGACTTTCATACGAGGATGATTTTGTTGTTGGCCCTGGTCAAAATGTAGTTCAGAAAAGCATTGAAACAGCAAGGGGTGTGATTGCACCATTAAGAAATTTTACAGCAAACGCCTCTGGTTTAGTTCCAATTACAGTTTTTCTTGAACGAACGGCTGCAAGGATAGCCTTGCAAACAATAGTAGATTTGGCAACTGGCGTTAAAAAAAGAGGTCTTAGGAGAGTTATTACAAAAGGCACTTATGAAGATGATGTTCGCAGAAGATTAAATATGCTCGGTTTAGATGATGATATGACCAAAAGAGTATTTAATCAGATTAATAAAAAAGCTGTATTAGTTGATTCTTTTTTTGGCCCAAAAAGAAAGATTAAAGCAATTAACATGACAAAATGGGATGATCAAGACGCCGCAGAAGCACTTGGTTTGGCTATTGCTAGATGGACTAGACAATCAATTCAAAAAAATGACTATGGAAACTTGCATCCTTTTATGACTCGTCCTTTAGGTCAGCTTCTTTTACAATTTAGAAGTTTTATGATTGTTTCACACGCAAAACAATTTTTACACAACATAAAAAGAAATGATTTCATGGCATATCAAGCTATGGCAACAAGCATTATGTTTGGAACTATGGGTTACATGATGCAAACTTATATAAACAGTGTTGGTCGCAGAGATAGAAAAGAATTTTTAGCAGAAAGGTTATTAACAGAAGATGGTGATTTGGACATAGCAAAGATTGCTTCACAAGGATTTGCTCGTTCAAGTTGGTCTGCGTTCTTTCCTGGTGCAATAGATACAACACTTTTAATAGGTCAGTACGATCCTGTGTTTGGCTATAGTCGTTCTTCTGGTTTGGCTTCAGATTTTATAAAAGGAACTATACCTGTTTCAACTGTTGATGACACAATAAAAGCTTTGCAAGGTGTAGCCACCCTAACTGGGATTTCAAATTCTGATTATCAATTTTCTCAAAGTCACGCAAAGGCAATAAAAAGTTTAGCTCCGTTGCATAATGCATACGGAATAAGAAATGTTTTTGATGCTCTTGTAGAAAAAGCACCGGAAACTTCCAAAATAAGATAGTTTGGTTTATAGTATTTTCAGGAGACAAAAGCATGACAGTGAGTAGCGCAACAACTAGAAACAGCTATAGCGGTAATGGCAGTACCGATGTTTTTGCTTATGGCTTTAAAATCTTTGATGATGATGACATCACTGTAATTATCAGAACTGATTCTACTGGTGCAGAAACAACCAAGACCAAGACAACTCATTACACAGTCTCAGGTGTTGGTAATTCTAGTGGTGGAAACGTAACTTTTACGTCAGGCAATATACCGGCAAGCGGTGAGACAGTGGTGTTGCTACGCACAACTGCAAGAACACAGCTTACAGATTATGTGCCTAACGATCCATTCCCAGCAGCCACCCATGAAGATGCGCTAGACAAGCTGACTTTCATAGCACAAGAGTTAGAAGAAGAAATTGGAAGATCACTAAAAGTATCTCAGGCTAATGTTATTGCTACATCTGAGTTTACCGCTGATGCAACAGCCAGAGCAAATAAAATTTTAGGGTTTGATAGTTCTGGCAACATTTCAATAGTTCAAGAAATAGGTCAGTTCAAAGGTACTGATGCTACAGTCACAACAGTAGCCTATAATGCAAGAGACATTGTAAAATCAACAACATCTGCACAATTAAACAATGTTTACATTTGTGTAGCTGATTCTGTAGTAGGTGATTCACTGACTGACACAGATCACTTTGCTTTGCTTGTAGACGCTGTTTCTGCGGCAACATCTGCTACCAACGCGGCATCCAGCGCAACTGCTGCGGCAAGCTCCGCAACCACAGCAAGCACACAAGCATCAAATGCATCCACCTCTGCAAGCACAGCAAGCACACAGGCAACTAACGCAGCAAATAGCGCAACAGCAGCGGCAGCAAGTGCAGCGGCAGCAGCAGCAAGCGCAGATAATTTTGATGACGTTTATTTAGGCGCAAAGTCTAGTGAGCCATCTGTAGATAATGACGGTGATCCACTAAATGCTGGTGACCTTTTCTTTGATACAACTGCTGAAACACTAAAGGTTTACACTGGCTCTGCTTGGCAAGTAGTGTCACAAGCATCATTAACATCTGTAGCGGCTGACACAACACCACAACTGGGTGGCAATCTCGACACAAACAGTCATAACATTCTTATTGATGATGCACACTTTATTGGCGATGAGAACAGCAATGAGCAAATCATATTTCAGACCACAAGTTCTGCTGTAAATCAATTTGACATTACAAATGCTGCCACAGGCAACCCACCAAAGATATCTGCAACAGGTGATGATTCAAATATTGATTTGGATTTAGAGGCCAAAGGCACAGGTCATGTAACTGTGCGAGGCAACACTAACTCAGGCGCAATACAATTTAACTGTGAGGCCAACACACATGGTCAGATTGTAAAGGCGCAGCCACACTCAGCCGGTGTAACAAATGTGCTTACATTGCCAGCAGGGAGCGATCAAGAGATTGTTGGTGCTTCTGCAACCCAAACCTTAACAAACAAAAGCATTGCAGCGTCACAACTTACTGGTGCTTTGCCAGCGATAAGCGGAGCTAGTTTGACTGCCTTGCCAGCAACCTTGCCAGCATCATCTGCTGCAAACCTGACTAATATTCCAGCGGCAAACATAACTGGTACATTGCCAGCTATTGATGGTTCAAACCTCACAGGCATAGCGGCTGGTGGCGGCGCAACAGGTGGTGGCTCAGACGAGGTGTTTTATGAAAACGGCCAGACGGTGACAACCAACTACACGATTACCAATGGCAAGAACGCTATGAGTGCTGGCCCTATAACAATCAACAGCGGTGTTACAGTCACGGTTGGCAGCGGTGAAACATATACGGTGGTTTAGATGAGTACACTTAAAGCAGATACAATTGTAGCAAGTGATGGTAGCAGCCCTGTTACGCTGACTAAGCAAACTGCGGCAAAACATTTTATAAATTTAGATGCATCGTCTGGAACTCCCACCCCACTAGAATCGTTTTCTGTCTCAAGTATAACGGACACAGCTACAGGAAAATTTGTGATTAATATCATTAACAACTATTCTAATGCTAATTACTCATTAGCTGGTTATTCAAATGGAGTAACATCTAATTCTTTTTCTGGTTCTCAAGTTGAAGGTTTAGGCACGAGTCTTTTTACAACAACCACTTCTGGGCTGTATGAGTTTTTAAGCTATGCTGGTGGTTCGTATAGGGACTCAAAGCACTGTGACACTCAGGGGTTTGGAGACTTAGCATGAGTATAATAAAAGTGGATGATATACAAAGCACCACCGCTGGCGCAGTTGGATTTTCTACCTTACCTGCGTTTCATGTTTATACAAGTGAAACAATAACACTTACAACAAGCTATGCCGCAGTTTTAGCGGGGAAAATGGGAAGCACACTTTTAAATCAAGGTTCTCATTTTAACAATACTACAGGAAAATTTACTGCACCGATTGCAGGTGTTTATAATTTTGGTTTTGCTTGTATTGGTGCGACTGGAGCAACAGTGTATAGATTTCGTTATTATAAAAATGGTTCAGATTTTTTTAATATAGAGGCTCGTTTTGATAACACAAACGGTGGGGGTAGCAGTTTTATAGACAACGCTGAACACTCCGTAACTCTTGCTTTAGCTGCAAGCGACACAATAGAACTGTATGGAAAATCAGATGATGGGACAGATTTATATACGCACAGTGACTCTTATCGCTATGTAAGTTTTCGTGGGCATTTATTAGGGTAGTAACATGACAAATTATAAAAATATTATTGTTTATAATGTTGAGGGAACCGCTGTTTTATCCGACAAAACGGCAGAAGCTGTACTTAAGGCAACAGATTGGACACAATTGACTGACAGTGGGTTGACTAGTGAATGTGTAGCAGCATTTGCAACATATCGTGCAAGCATACGTACCATCCGTAGAACAAACCCATCTAGCCCAACATGGCCTACTGTACCTACTGAGGAGTGGTCATAATGGCTGGAAAGATTGTAGCAGATACGCTGGAACACAGCACCGCAGGGTCAATCGCCACTAACTATGTCGTTGAGGGTAGTGTAAAATCTCATATTCGTTTTGATATGCAAAACGACACCGTTATTGGCTCATTTAATGTAAGCAGTGCTACAGATAACGGAAGTGGAGAAAGCACAAACGCAATTACCAGCGCAATGAACGATGCAAACTATACTGTAACTTCAGCGGCTGGACATTCAGATGGCACAGAAAACACATATACTATTGCAACTGGTCTAAGAAGAAGCGATGACCCCACCACAACGCAGTGGGTTATGCAATGCGCCAGTGCTTTAGCTGGCGGTAGTTCAGGGTTTAGCCCACATAACATGATGTCTATGATAGTAGGAGACTTAGCATAATGCAAACACCAGAATTTCAAGGCACACACTTATGGGATAGACTATGCTGGGCAAAAGAAAACCTAGACGGTGTGCAGTCAGACTATCGTGTGGTCTATGAGGACAGCGTTGACGAGTGCGCTAAGATACTTGTTCCAGACCCCAACTGGATGGCAGCAGCTATGCAGGGCGGCATCTTACCGCCAGTGTGGGTTTACTGGGAACTTGCTAAAGACGAAGCACAGCCAGACTTTAAGAAGCATACTCGTGGCTATCTGTTGCACGATACGGAGCCTGTCGAGGCTATGAGCGAAGAAGAGGCTATTGAATACTTAATTCAAAAGGACATACCACAGTCCGTGTGGACAACGTGGGATGAGGGCAACAGCCCAAAGATGGTTATCTGTAGAAAAGACCAGTTACCAGAAACTCGTGTCTGGCGTAATGCTTGGCGCATAAGCAAAGCAGCATAGGAGTAAGACATGGCTGTAACAACTTACATCGTGGACAAAGACGGTAATCAAATAGATAGCGCAGAAGCTACATCAATCCCAAAAAACCGTGATTTTCGTGACGCATGGTCGCTGTCTGGCAAAGTCATTTCAGAGGATATGACAAAGGCAAAAGAGTTATTCAAAGAGAAAATCCGTGAAGTGCGTCAGCCTTTGCTTGAAGCAGAAGACGTGGTGTATATGATGGCACTTGAAGCTGGCGATAGTTCAGCACAAGCCGCCTCTGCTGAAAAGAAAAAGTCTTTGCGAGATGCACCAGCAGCATCAGCCATTGATAGTGCTACCACAATAGCAAAGCTCAAAGCTGCTTGGAATAAAACTTTGCTAGGCGATAGTCCTTACTCATAGGATAAAAAATGTTAGCCGAACTTGCGGCTGCTAATGCTGCCTTTGCAATAATAAAAAAGACCATCCAAAATACAGGTGACTTAACAAGGTGCGGCAAAGCAATATCTGACCTGATTATTGCCAAAGAAGAACTCAAAAGAAAAGGTAATAAAAAAAGAAGGGGTAGCATTAGAAAGGGTGATTTAGAAGAGTTTATTGCCCTTGAGAAACTTAGACAACAAGAAAACGACTTGCGTAGCTGGATGCAACTTTACGGACGCCCTGGCCTATACAGGGATTGGCAAGAGTTTCAAGCAAAGGCTCGTAAAGAACGCAGAGTGCAAGAGGAGCTTGCAAGACGCAGACGAGAAGAAATCATGGAGATGCTAGGGCTTGGGTTTCTTGTTGTAATTATAGCCGGCATGATTGGCGGCTTGGTTGCTTGGGTTGCTTGGCTGAAGGGATGGTTTGAATGAGTGTAGAAGACGTAGCTAGAAAGCTGTTAGAGTTAAAAATACTGCCACGATTTATGATGCTATGCATGACAGGCGTGTACATTAGATGCATTGAGTGGGCATTGTCACAGCCTGATCTTACGACACAACAAGCAAGTCTGATATCTGTTGTCACAGGAGCTATGACAGGCAGTCTTGCAGTTTGGCTCAACTCCGAGAAGTAAATGCCAAGAGTAAGCGAAAACACAGAAGTTGCG